TCTTGCAAAAGTAGAGATTCTTGACGCTGACTCCCCAAATGGATAACGCGGGATTCCTTTCACTACCTTGTTGCTAGGTTAGCAATTACAACAGGACTTCCGCACCAAACTTTTATTGATATGGACAGAGATTTGTTAAGGGCTACCTTGGCAGTTCTTAAAGACGACGCAAAGGCTAGGGAAAATGCCAACAGAGGTAAAAGGACTAATAGAGCTTAAGAAAGCTTTAACAGACTACGCCCCTTACCTTGCTGTTCAATTAGACGATCAAATGGGTATTGCCCTTGGTGGGGTAGTAAAAAAAGCTCAAGACCATGTTCCTACTGATTCACCCTTAAGTAATTGGAGTTATAGAAAACGATCTGAATTTAATGTTGACTCTGAAGGTAACAAACTAAGAAAGTTTCCATTATTTAATTCAGCAACAATAATTAGAGATATTAAATATAGTTCTACTCCCCGCAAACCTAATAGACGCGGATTTAAAGCTGTGTATTATATTATTAATAAATCAGCCGCAGGTGCAATTTATGAAACAGCTGGCAGAAAAAGTGCAAGTGGTCAACCTTGGGTAGGGCGCAAAGGCGACCCACGCAACCACGATATAAGCCACTCTTACAATCCAAATGCAGGCGCAGATTTTATTCAAGCAATGGGTGAGCTTAAACAGGGCAATTTAGAAAGTTCAACTAAACGAGGTCGCTATATGAAAGGTCGTTTGATCTTTCGCGCTTGGGCTGAGGACGGCGGCAAAGCAAACGCAGCTGCTTTAAATGCAATTTACAATGCAAACGAGCAATTTAAAAAGAAGCAATACTTTAATAAGGTGACTAAATGAGCATAGTAATTGATATTGCCGCGCAATTTACTGGCAAGAAAGCCTTTAGTCAGGCTGAAAATGCAGCTGATAAATTAGGCAGAACAGTTAAACATGCACTAATTGGCGTTGGAGTAACGGCTTTTGCTAAGTCTGCAATATCGGCTTTTGCTGCTCAAGAAAAACAACTTGCTACATTTAGAAACTCATTAAGAACAATTGGATTTGAGTTTGCAACTTCAGACTCATTAGCATTTTTAAACAATCTTAAACTTCAATACGGCGTAACTGACACTCAACTTATTCCAGCATACGAGCAACTACTTACAACTACACGAAGCCTTGCAGCTTCTCAGAATCTAACTAATGTTGCTTTAGATATTGCTGCTCGTCAAAACATTAGTGTAACTGAGGCAGCCGACGCATTAAGCAAAGCCTATTTAGGCAATACAAAAAGCGTAGGCGCACTTGGTCTAGGCATAAGTAAAGCCACACTTGCTTCAGGTGATTTTGCAGCTTTATTAAAAGAAATTACAAACATAACTAAAGGCTCTGCCTCTGCCGCTGCCGATACCTTTGCTGGAAAATTATCTAGGTTAAAAGTTGCAGCCGATACAGCTAAAGAAAGTATTGGTGCTGGTCTAGTAGAAGCAATTATGCAGATTTCTAAATCAACAAGCATAGATGAATTACAAGGCAAGATTCTTAATTTTGGCAACTCTGCCGCTGAAACATTAGGCAATGTTGGTAAATTAATCTCGGATAATATAGTTTTAATTAAATCTTTTGCAATTGTTTTAGCCGCTGCCTTTACAGTTAACAAAATTGCTGGTTTTATTGTTGCTTTAGAAACAATTATTAAAACTATTAAAACTTTGCGCAATGCTTTAATAGCAAGTGCGATAGCAAGAAACTTTTTATTTAGCCCATTAGGTGCAGCTGTTATGACGGCTGGCATGATGGCGGCTATTGGCTTGGCTATAAAAGGCGTTGAATCTTTGACTGACTCTACTACTAAAGCAAGAGAAAATTTAAGCAACTTATTTAATGACGGTTCAGATAGAGGCGGTGCTGCTAAGTACGCTGAAGGCGCTGCCGCTAGAGCTGCTAAGGACGCTAAAGACGCTGCCGCCGCTCAATTAAAAGCAACTAAGGCTCAAACTAAAGCCCTTCAAGATCAAGCTAAATTAAAGAAAGCAAACACATTATTTGACATAGATCAAGTACAACTTTTTGCAGCCCTGCAAGGTAAAGTTACAGCTGAGGAAAAATTACGGCTTTCGCTTCAATTAGCTTTACTTCAAGGTAATGCTGCCGAGGCAGAAAGACTTGGCAAACAACTTGCTATTAGTCAATTACAAACTACAAACTTGGCTCAGGCAATTGCTAATATTCCAATGGCTTTAAACCCATTTAAAGGTTGGGGTACAGAGATTGATAACCTTCTTGCCAAAATGATTGAAATGTTTAAATTGTTGAATACTCCAATTCAAACACCCCCGCTTGTAAGCGCGCCTAATCTTGGAATACTTCAATCAAATGCAGCCGAATTAAATAACCAAACAAAAAAGATTTATGAATTAGCAGACAAAGTTTTAAGTACAGTTAAATACGGCGAAATCGGAACTGTAAATCCAGCAACAGGCATGTTAGATTTAAATGCGGCAGGTAACGCTTCCTCGGCTCGGCTTCAATCTCAAGCAGACGCATACTTTTTAGCCAATCCAAATATTGATCGTAATACTGGGGCAGTTATTTACAATATAACCATGAACGGTGCAACTCAAGGATTGTTAGACGAATTAAGAAACGGTTTAATTAACTCCTCTGCTTCAGGTTCATTTAGTTCAATCAATTCCCCAGCGGGTTAATTGTGGCATTACCTGTATTAGATGTAAGTTTAAACTTTAGTTCGGGTGCAACTTTTGGCAACCCGTTTATACTTAATGACCCTATTAACGGTGTACTTGGTACAGGCACATTAAGTAGCAGCTCTGCACCTGCCTTAGTAATTGATCTAACAGATGTAACTAGAAGCATAAGAATTAATCGTGGTAGAAATATTGGACGCGACATTTATGAAGCTGGCACATGTACTGTAAGAATTTACGATCAAACAGGTCGCTTCAATCCTCAAAACACTTCAAGCGATCTGTACCCAAATTTAACTCCTTTACGAAAAATAAGAATATCAGCTACCTATGCAGGTGTTACATATTATTTATTTAGTGGATATACAACAGATTATATTTATTCTTACGATCAGGCTGAAAATGTTTCTTATGTTGACATTAACGCCAGCGACGCATTTAGATTATTAAACCTAGCTGTGGTTACTACGGTAACAGGTTCAAGTGCTGGTCAAGATACTGGAACTAGAATTAATAAAGTGTTGGACACAGTACAGTTTCCAAATTCTATGCGTACCGTGGATACTGGCAACTCCTTAACTCAGGCTGACCCAGCAACAAGTAGAACTGCTTTATCAGCTATTCAAAACTGTGAATTTTCAGAACAGGGTTCTTTCTATGTTTCACCCGAAGGCAATGTTATTTTTAAGAACAGAACAAACACAATGTCTTCAGCTGGTGGGACTCCAACTGCATTTAATCAAACAGGCGGCATACCTTACAAAAACCTAATGTTTGCTTTTGACGATAAACTTATTGTTAATACAGCCAATATAACCAAAATTGGCGGTGTCAAGCAGACCTATATTGACGCAACAAGCGTGGCTCAATATTTCCCTCATGCTGTTACTTACAATGATTTAATTATTGATACCGATACCGCCGCAGCTGATATTGCTGCTTTATTTGTTTCAACTAGGTCAACTACAACAATCCGCATAGACCAAATGACTATTGATTTAAATGACCCTAATGTTCCAAACGGTACTATTTTAGGACTTGATTATTTTGATAATGTTTTAATTACAAACATACAACCCGACAATTCTACAATAACTAAAAACCTACAAATCCAAGGAGTTGCGTGGGATATTAGCCCCACACGCTTCTTAGGAACATTTATCACCCTAGAACCCATAGATGACAGCTTCATAATTGGAAACAGTTATTATGGAATTTTAGGTGAGGATATTTTGACCTATTGACGATATAATAAGACACTAAGGAGAAACAAAACATGGCAGCTGGATTAGGATTCAAGACCTTTAATACAGGTGATGTATTAAGCGCGGCAGATGTAAACGGTTATTTAATGCAGGGCGTCTTGGTTTTTGCCAGCGCAGCTGCAAGAGATTCGTCTATCACTTCACCGCAAGAAGGACAGTTTGCTTTTACTAAAGATACAAATGGGCTTTGGTATTATGACGGTGCAGCTTGGGTTGCTTCAGGCGCAACAGGGGACATTGAAGGCGTGACCGCTGGAACTGGAATTAGCGGTGGTGGAACTTCAGGCACAGTAACAGTTACTAACTCAATGGCAACAATTATTGACGCTAAAGGTGACTTGGTTGTTGGTACGGGAGATAACGCATTTGGCAGATTGCCAATTGGTGCAAACACCTATGTACTAACCGCTGATAGTGCTGAAACAACTGGCATGAAATGGACTGCAACTGCAAGCGGCGGCAGCGGTATGACTTTAATTACTTCAATAAGTCTTTCGGCTGTTACAACATGGAATTTAGGTTCAGTTTTTACTTCAACTTATACAAATTACAAAATCATTATGTACGGCGTAGGTTCAGGCACAAATGATGCAATTTATTGTTATCCAAGAGTTTCAGGAAATAACAATACTGCTGGCGGTTGTAGTTATGCATCAGACGGTTTAATGACAGATAGCAGTAGAATGAGTCAAGTTAATACAGGGCAAAACTTTTTCGTGTTTCCTTATTATGGGTCAATTGGCAATTTGTACGATATAACAGTTTCTCAGCCATTTGCTACTGCTAAAACATTTTTGGTTGGAAATTGCATTGGTACAAATGGTGCAACCGCTTCAATGGGCACAGTAAATCATGCAGGGTGGACAAGTCAAACAACCTCTTATGACAGTCTAGGTTTTACAGTTTCAGGCGGTAACTTTACAGGCACTATCAAAGTCTATGGATTGGCAAACTAATGAAAACATATACACAGCATTTAACAGATGTTAAAAAGGAATATCCAACAGCAAAAACCCAAGACGCTGATTCTCAATCTCGCGACATGAACGAAGCTGAATTGGCTGACTGGCATGATTTATGTGCTAAACATAGGGTAATGCAAGATGAAATTGATTCTAAACATAAATTAATAGAATCTAAGAAACAGTCCGCTAAAGACAAACTGAGCGCATTAGGTATAGACGCAGATGAAATTACTGCACTTCTTGGCTAATGAAACCTTGGCTTAGTAAAGCTGCGGTTCAGCTGCGCGAACAAATAGATGATTCATACAAAGATCGTTTACGCGGCAATGCCGAAGGCTGGATTGCTGATCTGCGTCATCAATCGGCAGGTAAATCCGACCACATACCTGACCCAAAAGGAAATTTTGTTGTCAGAGCAATTGATGTTGACGCTCGCTTATCTGACAACAAAGGGGATTCAGCATATTTGGCAGATCAAATTAGACTCTTTGCTCGGAATCACGGACGCGTACATTATGTAATCCATTTGGGCATGATCGCCTCTCCAATACTTAATTACAAATGGCGGCGCTATAAGGGATTTTCGCCTCATAATCATCATATCCACATTAGTTTCAAGAAAGATCAAGATAACAACGCAGAGTTTTTCAATATACCACTACTAGGGGGTAACAATGAATAAGAAAACGCTAGCTGTAATAAATTCCTATGCAAGAAGCGCATTTGTTTGTTTAGCAACAGTTTATGTAACAAATCCAACAGGTCAATTTAGCGACATTTGGAAAGCCTTTTTAGTGGCTTGGGTTGCACCAATTCTACGAGCTTTAAATCCCGACGAAACTGCATTTGGTATAGGTAGTAAAGAGTAATGACAGCCCTTGAGTGGGCTGGCTTTGCGGCTGGAATAACTACCACACTAATTGGATTGCTTGCTGGCTTACGCTGGATAATAAAAGGCTGGTTAAACGAACTTAAAAGCAATGGCGGCTCAAGCATGAAAGACCAACTTACAGCTTTACAAAAAGAAACGACACACCTATCAAATCGCATAGATGAACTCTTTATTGTCATTAGTAGGAAGTAAACTTAAGACATGGCTGCTACTCGTAAGCGCAAAAAAATTAACCGTCGGGTTGTTCGCAGGTCACCCGAACCTTTATCTAAGCTTGATGTTTTTATGATAACCAAGCATGAAATATACCGCGCAGCAAAAAAGGCAGGTTTCAGTAACGAAGTAGCTTGGTTCTTTATGCAAGAACCTCATGCGTTGCCTGATTGGGTAAGCAACGACAGTCCCGACGCTTTAATACCGCGGATTGACCCAACTGAGGACGAGGACGAATAATTAGGCGCGTCGCTTTTATTAGCGATTTACAGTCACCGTTCTTTGATGAAAAAAGCGTGAAGGTAGTAGGAAAGTTTTTATCTAAATGGAAGCCTCACCAAACTATTCAAATTGGTGACGAAATAGATTTACCTCAGCTTGGTGGATTTAATGCAGGAACAATTGATGAAATGGTTGGAAACCTAGATGATGATAGAAGCCTTACCCAAGATGTACTTCAGTACCTTGGCGTAACAGATGTCGTAGGCAGCAACCATGGAATCAGACTTTACCGATCAATCAAGAAAAGACTCCCAAGTTTTCTTAACTTACCCGAAATGCAATATGAGCGTTTTATGGGATATGACAAACTCGGTATCAACTTTCACCCACACGGACTTGACTGGGCATACGGTTGGACAGCAGTTCATGGGGACGCTTTCCCTCTTAGTCAAGTTGGTGGACAAACAGCCTTAAACGGCGCTAGAAGGCTTGGTAAAAGCGTTGTCTGTGGACACACTCACAGATTAGGGTTAGCAGCCTTTACAGAGGCGTCTAGGGGTCAATTAGGGCGTACTGTATGGGGATTAGAGGTCGGTAATTTAGTTGATCTTGCTTCAAGCGGTATGGCGTATACAAGGGGTTATGCTAACTGGCAACAAGGTTTTGCTGTTGCCTATGTGAAAGACCGTAAAGTTCAAGTAGTTCCTATCCCAATCAATAACGGCACATTTATATTTGAAGGTAAGCTGTATCAGTAGAGAAACGGACTATGTAGAAAGAACCATAGACAAGCAGATTGACGATTTTGACTCTCTAGGGTTACTTTAGTTTTCGTTATCAAATCGTTATCAAACGCGCCATGTATGCCGTTGTAAATGTCCCAGCTTTAAGTCACAATTTCTGTATCCAAGTAAACGGCTTGGTGTAACGGAAAGGCTTTAAATGAAAATCAAGCATGTTAATGCTTTAGCCAATGTTAAATTAAACCCATTGGATTTTGAAAGATTAACTGAAAGTCAAATGCAATTTAAGGGTCACAATTGGGAAATCCAAGATCATAGGTTTGACCAAGAAATGAATTACAATCACGAATACATTTTTTGGGTAGAAAACTATGCTTCCCTAATACTTGCCACGCATTTCCTAGATCAAGTAAAACACAGCTATACAATTGCTTACGACGAAGCGGTTGAAATGTATTGTTTTACAACTGACTACGCAAGCGGTTGGAATATCTAATGAGAGCCGACGCATTAGTTTGGGCTTGGTATTGCCTAGCCGCTGGAACTTTATGGCTTATTGTTTATCAAATCCGCGACAATTCTTTTCAAAGCGGATACTGGAAAGGCAGAGCAGACGGATTTAAAGTTGCTAACATGAGGAACTTAAACCGTATACAAACAGATGAGGTATTTGATTATGAGAAACACTAATGAACTACTGGACGAAGTAAGGGGAACGCTACATGAGAGAGGGCGCATTTACGGAAGCAGTCGCACAAATCATGAACGAATCTCAGAGCTGTGTAGTGCTTATTTGGGAGATTACATTTCGCCCATGCAAGCCTCAATGTGCATGTTGCTCGTTAAAGTCAGCCGACTCACAGAAACCCCCACACATTTTGATAGCGTCAAGGACATTATCGGTTA